GCAGAATTTGAAGACTGGGCTTTATACCATCCTAAAGATATTCAAAGACAAGAATTACAAAACTCCTTATACAACACTATATGAGTAAAGTAGCATTAATTACTGGAATTAACGGTCAAGACGGATCATACTTAGCAGAGTTACTATTAGATAAAGGTTACGAAGTACACGGTATATTAAAGAGAAACTCGGTAGCTGAGAATCAAACAGCGAGAATCAAAGTATACGATCAGATCAAAGATAATTTGACTTACGCAGATATGACTGACTTAGCATCTCTTAATAGAGTGCTAAGCAAAGTACAACCAGACGAGATATACAACTTAGCCGCTCAATCGCACGTAAGAATATCTTTCGATCAACCAGTATACACCGCAAACACAGTGGCAATTGGAACTCTTAATTTATTGGAAGCTACTCTATCTATGTGTAAGAATGCAAAGATATACCAAGCCTCTTCTTCGGAAATGTTTGGAAACTCTATAGACGAAGATAGATTTCAAAGAGAGAATACACCGATGAATCCAGTATCGCCTTATGGTTGTGCTAAAGTATTTGGATACAATATAACAAGGAACTACAGAAACTCTTACGGCATGTATGTGTCTAACGGAATTCTATTTAACCACGAATCACCAAGAAGAGGCACTAACTTCGTAACAAACAAAGTGGTTAAAGAAGCAGTTAAAATATTCTACGGTCAATCAACAGAATTAAGATTGGGCAACTTAGAAGCCACAAGAGATTGGGGTCATGCTAAAGATTACGTAGAAGCAATGTGGAGAATATTGCAATTAGAAGAGCCTAACGATTTTGTTTGCGCTACTGGAATTTCCCACTCAGTTAAAGAACTATGCGAGTATGTATTCAGTAAGTTGGGTTTAAACTACGAAGACTACGTAAAGTTAGACATGAAGTTTTTAAGACCTGAAGAGTTAACTGATTTAAAGGGAGATCCTACCAAATTAATGAAAGCTACAGGTTGGGTACCTACATACACATTCGAAACAATGCTTGACGAAATGATTGCGTATTGGAAGTACGAATTAAATAAAGTATTCTAATGATAAAAGTAATTACCGGAGGAACTGGATTAATAGGATCCGCTTTCGATGAAGGAGTTAAATTAACTTCTAAGAGAGATCTAAGAGATTACGATAAAGCAAAGTTTGCAATATCAATGTACAAGCCAGACGTAGTAATACATTGCGCTGCTAAAGTTGGTGGATTAGGAGCTAACATGGAATTTCCGGCTGATTTTTTCATGGACAACATTAGAATGAATACGAATGTGATTCAAGCTTGTCATGAATTAAAAGTGTCTAAGCTAGTATCTTTTTTATCTACGTGTGTATTTCCTGATAAAGTGGAATATCCATTGGACGAAACTAAAATAGAATTAGGTCCTCCACACCCGTCAAACTTTGCTTACGCTTACGCTAAGAGAATGGCAGACGTACAGATCAGAGCATTTAATCAGCAATACGGTACACAATACTTTTCAGTGATTCCATGTAATGTATACGGACCAAGCGATAACTATAGTTTAGAAGTTGGTCACGTTATTCCAATGTTAATTCACAAGTGCTATCTTGCCAAAAAAAATAGAAAGACATTCGAAGTATGGGGTGATGGTACTCCACTTAGAGAATTTGTTTATTCAAAAGATGTAGCAAACATAGTGGATCTACTTATCCAGAAATACACAGGGACTGAACCAGTGATCATATCAAATCCAACTGAGTATTCTATTAAGCAAGTAGTAGACCTAATTGTGGAGCACATGGACTTCAAGGGCAAAGTAAAGTGGTTGACAGACAAGCCAAATGGTCAACACAGAAAACCATCTTCTAACGCCAAACTTTTATCTATAATAGGCGAATATAATTTCACCACTTTGGAGAAAGGTTTAAAAGAATCAATAGAATGGTTTATATTAAATTATCCAAAAGTTAGAAAGTAATGACAAGAGAAGTAGTTATAGCGGCATACGACAAATACTTGGATTGGTTAGATAAAATCAATTCAGATATTAAAGTTACTGTTTATAGAAAAGGAGACGAAGAAAAACAAAGACAAGACGAGATTAAATTAGAACCTAATAAAGGTAGATGCGTACACACGTTCTTTAATCACATATACACTAACTACGACAACCTATCTGACATTACTTTCTTTGGTCAAGATTGGCCTTTCGATCATTGGGAAAATATTGTAGAAGTTGTAAACAATGGTACTGAAAACCTTAGATATCAATTAAAAATAGGCGGCTATTACGGATTTCATTTCAATACCATAACAGTTCCATCTCCTTTAGGCGGCACAATGTGGGCATTGAGTCCATCTAAACAACACGGAGACGGCAATGTATTAGTTTGTCAAAGCAACGGATATCCACAAGATTCTAATCCAAATATAAACGTAGACAAATACTGGGATTTATTATTTACTGATGAAAAACCTGCTGAATACGAGTTCATACCTGGTGGACATTTCGGAATTACAAAAGAACACGCACAATTAAGATCAAAAGAATTTTATAAAAAAGTATGCGATTTATTACTAGAAGATGAGTCAGCACCTTGGATGATAGAAAGATTAGAATGTTACATATTCAACCCAAACATAAAATGATTAAACTAGAAAATATACAAGAGTTAGTTGGTAACCACGTAGCTCCTTACATTTACAATGCTAAGAACTTTACACCAGGTAAAACACCAATCTACTACTCGGGTCCTTATTGGGATAATAAAGAGACCGAAGCGGCAATAGAAAGTTTCTTAAACGGTAAGTGGATTACTACTGGTGAAAAGGTTTACAAGTTTGAAAACCAATTCAGTAAGAGATTCAACGTTAAGCACTCGCACATGGTAAATTCAGGTAGCTCTGCTAACTTGGTATTGATCGCTGCGTTAAAGAAGAGATTTAATTGGGCAGATGATGACGAAATCATTGTGTCTCCGGTTGGATTCGCTACTACAGTATCGGTATTGTATCAACACAGATTGAAACCTGTATTCGTTGATATAGAATGGGATACACTTAACTTTGATTTAGATCAAGTAGAAGCCAAGATAACAGATAAAACAAGAGGTATATTCATATCACCAGTATTGGGTAACCCTCCAGACATGGATAGATTGATTGTAATGGCTGAGAAGTATAATATAAAATTGATTGGAGATAATTGCGATAGTTTGGGATCTAAGTGGAATGGTAAGTTTTTAAGCGAATACTACGTAGCGTTCTCTAATTCATTTTATCCTGCACATCACATCTCAACAGGTGAAGGCGGAATGATTTGTACTAACGACGATGAGTTGAAGAAACTATTCGTGAGTATTAGTTGGTGGGGTAGAGATTGCTATTGCATAGGATCTGCTAACTTATTGCCTTGCGGTACATGCGGAAATAGATTTGATAAGTGGTTAGATAACTACGATGGCGTTATCGATCACAAGTATGTATTCTCTCAAATGGGCTACAACTTAAAACCATTAGATTTACAAGGGGCAATTGGATTGGAACAGTTAATTAAGCTAGACGAAATGGAAGCAAAGAGAAGATCTGCTAAAGCAAGACTAACAAAAATATTTACAGACAACATTCCAAATTTAAGATCACCATCTAAATTAGAACAAGCTGATCCTTGTTGGTTCGGTACTCCATTTATATGCGACGAAGACGGATTAAAACACAGATTAGTAGCATTCTTAGAAGAGAACAAGATTCAAACAAGAAACTATTTCGCAGGAAATATCTTAATGCATCCAGGCTATGCATTCTTGGACGATTATAAGAATTATCCAGAAGCAAACAAAGTATTAGACAAAGTATTCTTTATTGGTGCAGCGCCTCACTATACCGATCAAGTATTTGAATACATTGAAGAAGTAATAAAAAAGTTTAAATAATGATATCGATATTTGGAGGAACTGGATTTATAGGATCAAAATTCTATAAAAAATATAAAGAAGATTCAGTAGTAATACCAAGAGAAGAAGTACAACCTAGATCTAATAGAGTGTTGTATTTGATTAGCACGGTAGATAACTATAATGTGTTAGAAAACCCATTCGTTGATATAGAAACTAATCTTATTCACTTGATGAAAGTATTAGAGAACTGCAAATACAAAGACATTCATTTTACTTTCGTAAGTTCTTGGTTTGTTTATGGAGAAACACATCTACCAGCTAGAGAATCTTCTCCTTGTAAACCAAAAGGATTTTATTCAATAACTAAATTAGCCGCTGAGCAATTAATAAAATCTTATTGCAAGACTTTCAATATAAGATATAACATAGTACGATTAGGAAATGTAATTGGAAAAGGAGATGGTAAAGCTTCGAAAAAAAAGAATGCATTACAGTTTCTTATTGACGAAATGAAAGCTGATAGAGATATCAACTTATACAACAACGGAGAATTCTATAGAGACTTCGTACACGTTGACGATGTAGTTGCGGGCATTAAGTTCGTTATGGATCGTGGAGAAAGCGGAGAGATATACAATTTAGGATCAGCAAGAAAGCCAACACTATTCAAAGATATTATCGCTTACGCAAAACAAGAAATCGGATCTAATAGTAATATAGGAACCATGGAAGCATCAGACTTTCATAAGATAGTACAAGTAGAGTCTATGTATTTGGATTCAAGTAAATTAGGATCATTAGGATTTTTTCCATCTATAGGAGTTTACGAAGCAGTTAAACAAATGATATGATAAGTTATAAAAAGATAGGACATTTTGGCAGATTAGGAAATCAGATGTTTCAATTTGCTTCCACTGTAGGCGTTGCTAATAAAGTTGGACACAGCGTAGCATTTCCTATAGAGAATATCACAGTACCTAGCGTAGAGCACTTTAAAGACGGAGTTAGAAGAGAAGTCTATTTTGATTTACCTAAGTATTTCGACAATGTTAAGTTGACGTTAAAATCAGAATCTGAAATACAAACGTTACACGTAGCACAAGAACCGTACTTCCATTTCTGTCAAGATCTATTTAGAGTTCCAGATCAGACCAATTTAATGGGTTATTTTCAAACAGAAAAGTACTTTGAACACTGTAGCGAAACAATACGAGAATTCTTTGAATTCAATTCAGAAACAAAAAAGAAAGCTGAGTCCTCATTTCCAGTATTCCCTATGCAATTAGAATTCGTATCAGTGCATTTAAGAAAAGGAGATTATGCGGGTCTTCAACAATTTCACCCCATAATGGATGCCGATTATTACTTCAATGCAATGACTCATTTTATGGACGATAACTACTGCTTCTTAGTATTCTCTGACGATATAGAATATGCCAAAGAATTATTCGGAGATCAAGAGAACATTGTTTACATCGAAGGAAACGATCCTGATGTGGATATGTGTATGATGAGTATGTGCCATCACAACGTAATAGCCAATAGTAGTTTCAGTTGGTGGGGTGCGTGGTTAAACCAAAACCCTAATAAAAGAGTCGTAGCTCCAAAGAAATGGTTCGGACCTGCATACAATGGCGTTCACGATACAAAAGACTTATACCCTCAATCATGGATAAAAGCGTAATACCTTTTTTTAGTGTTGCTATCCCCACATGGGGAATTCAAGGTAAAGGAGTTGAATACTTAGAACACTCATTTAACATATTAGCGCAACAGAGCTTCACAGATTACGAAGTAGTTATATCAGATCATAGCGAGGACGATGACATAAAGAACCTATGCAATTCTTGGAGTTCAATGATGGATATTAAGTACCTCAGAAATTCTAACGGTAGAGGCAAGATAGCGCCGAACATGAATAACGCTATTGAACATTCAAGCGGTCTATTTATCAAGATGTTATTTCAAGACGATTTCTTATACGACACAGATTCCCTTCAAATAATATATGACAGCATCGCGGAGAATCAAGATAAAGATTGGTTTATTACAGCGTGCGTACATACCGATGATTGTGTAACCATGTACGATAGAATGACACCGTACTATCATGATCGCATATACGCTGGAGTTAATACTATAAGTTGTCCATCAGTATTAACGATTAGAAACGAATACACAAAACCAAAATTTGATGAGACATTGAATTGGTTAGTGGATGTAGAATATTATAAGAGATTACACATGTTATATGGAGATCCCGTTGTTATAGATGTGGTGTGTGCAGTAAATAGAAACGCAGAAGTCAGAACAACTAATATGATGACTGAGAAACAAAAACAAGAAGAGATATCACGAGTAATAAGAAGATATGAAACTAAATAACGTAACCATTGCTGCTGTAGCAGGCACTAAAGCTATCGAAACTTTAAAGGCTATTAAGTATAGTATGAGAGAGTTAGAGTTTGACCGTGCTATCCTAATTACTCCTGAAGATATACAAGACGATCAAGTAGAGATTATCAAATGCGAACCATTAAACTACGAACAATACAATCACTTCATAGTTTATAGATTACACGAGTACATTAACACAACACACTGCTTATTAGTTCAGAATGACGGGTACGTGGTTAATCCTTGGAATTGGAAGGAAGAGTGGATGCAATACGATTATATAGGCGCTTTATGGCCACTACCGCAAGATGATTTCTCTTTCAGAGATCAAGACGGCAATATACAAAGAATGGGTAATGGAGGATTCACACTAAGAAGTAAAAAGTTATTATGTGTGGCAAAAGATTTAGATTTAGAATGGAAACAGTATTATGGATTCTATCATGAAGATGGATTCTTTTGCTGTCACCATAGAAAAACTTATGAATCAGAAGGATGTAAGTTTGCTCCAATAGAAGTGGCAGCTGAGTTCAGTCATGAAACTATGGTAGAAGAAAACTATGGAAACATACCATTTGGATTTCATGGCAGAAACAATTATTATTATCAAGTAACACAAAAAAGTTTATAATGAGCAATCAAGAAAGATTAGAACAGCTGTTTAATACTCCACGCATGGGTCACGCAGCATTAGAACCTCACAATAGTGTAAGAGGTTTACACGAATTAATACAGCATTACTTTAAACCAGAGTTTATAATAGCAGAGATTGGATCTTTTCAAGGAGTTTCAACTATGCTATTTGCAATGCATGTTCAAAAAGTATATAGCGTAGACTGTTACGATTATGTAGTGCCTGAATCAGGAAGAATTCCATCTCATGATCAATTGTTTGTTGATGCTGAGAAGTTGTTTTTAGAGCGTACATCAGATATTAAAAACATTATTAAAGTTAGAAAGTCTAGTGTTGATGCAGCAAAAGAATTTGAAGACAGAACATTAGATGCAGTGTATGTAGATGCTGAACACGATCCTATCAGTGTTAGATCTGATATAAACGCATGGAGAAATAAGATTAAAGTAGGAGGTATTTTATGTGGACACGATTTCTATCTACCACATATCTACACTATTTTACACGAAGAAGGATTAATCAACGAATTGTATACATATCCAGACAGTTCATGGTCTGTAATAATTAAATAGTATGAAAGTATTAATAACAGGAGTAGCAGGTTTATTAGGTTCAAGACTTGCAGATTGGATAATAGAAAATAAACCAGAAGTAGAGGTAGTAGGTATCGACGATTTATCAGGAGGCTATTTAGAGAATGTAAACCCAAAGGTTAAATTCTGGCAGATGAATCTAGTAGAACATCCTATTGAGAATTGTTTTGCTACCAACGAATTTGACTATGTATTCCACTTCGCAGCTTACGCAGCAGAAGGTTTAAGCCCATTCATTAGAAGGTACAACTACGATAACAACTTAGTAGCAACAGCAAGAGTGGTAAATAATTGTATTAAGTACGATGTGAAGAGATTGATATTTACTTCTACGTTAGCTGTATACGGTCATGGTTACGGTGGCATATTCGATGAAACACAAGTGCCTAAGCCAATAGATCCATACGGTGTGGCTAAGTATGCTTGCGAGATGGACATTCAAATTGCAGGCGAACAACACGATTTAGATTGGTGTATCATTAGACCTCACAATGTATACGGTCGTAAGCAAAATATATGGGACAAATATCGTAATGTGTTGGGTATTTGGATGTATCAACAAATGAATGGAGAACCAATGACAATATTCGGAGACGGTACACAAACAAGAGCATTCAGTTGTATTGACGATATAGTTGAACCATTATGGAATTCAGCTGTAGAACCAAGATCATCTAAAGAAATTATCAATTTAGGTGGAGTTGAAGAGTGGAGTATCAACGATGCGAATAAAGTACTAAGAGACATAATCAAGTACGGAGCAGAGTATCAATACAAAGAAGGAAGACACGAAGTAAAGCATTCGATTCCTACATATCAGAAATCAGAAGATATCCTTGGATTTAAACATAAGACTACATTAGAAGAAGGATTATACGATATGTGGTTATGGGCTCAACGTCAACCAAATAGAGAGAGATTCGTTTGGCCTTCATACGAATTAGACAAAGGCATTTATTCATTTTGGAAAAAGTAATATGATATACACGGAATTCATGTACGGTCAAGGTTTCGGTAACCAACTTGCAGTCTATGTAACTACTAGAGCTATAGCCAAAAGAAATGGTTACGAGTTCGGTTATACTGGATTGGAAAACTTTGGAGATAGAAGATACAACGATAAAGGTGTATACTTTATGGATATAGATTTGGGTACACAAGTACCTGAACATGAGTATAACATGTACACAGAAAAAGAAAAAAGAATAAAGCTAGATCATTCAGAGCATGATCGTACTCACGGTTGTGATATAAGATTAATAGACCAAGATTTATTGAACGTAGCTGACGATACTAGAATCATGGGTATCATGCAAGGCGAAGATTATTTTTGGGATAATAGAGAAGAAGTTAAAGACTGGTTAAAAATAAAACCGGAGTTTGATTGCACTGATTTTAGAAGCGACGATATATGCGTATTGAATATCAGAGACTACGAAGCAGATAAAACATTATTCTTATCAAGAGATTATTGGATTAGAGCGATCTATCACATGCTTAGTTTAAATCCTAATATGCAGTTCTTAATCATAACAGAGAATCCTGATATGGCGAAGAGATTATTACCTGAATTAGCAGACAACGTATATCACTTTGATTTAGCTAAAGACTATTCTATTGTTAAGAATGCAAAATGGTTAATCATATCAAATTCAAGCTTTGCTTATTTTCCAGCATTTTGTAGTGATGCTCATCTAATTATAGCACCGAAGTATTGGTCTAGACACAACGTATCTGATGGATATTGGAGTTGCGGTTATAATATATCTCGTAAGTTTACATACATGGATAGACAAGGTCAATTACAATCTTATACAGATGTAGCTAGAGAATTTGAATTATATAAAAAAGAAAGCAAGATATATGGCTAGAGTATTTGATGTGTTTACATTCTTTAATGAATTGGATTTATTAGAACTAAGATTAGAGATGTTAGATCCATACGTAGATCAATTCGTATTGATAGAATGCGTAGAGACTTTCTCAGGTAAACAGAAGCCGTTGCACTTCATGAATAACAAAGAGAGGTTCTCAAAGTATTTACATAAAATATACCATCATGTAACTTATGATCCACCAAAATCATTCGACGATTTACAACAAAGAATAACGAATCCTAATATAGATAAAGATGTTAAGCAAGTTTGTATACAAGCTTTAACTAGTTCTAACGTGCCTAAAGGAGAATTACACTGGCTAAAAGAATTCTATCAAAAAGAAACTATAAGATTTGCTATAGAAAATGCTGGAGCAGAGAAAGACGATCTAATATTTGTTACAGATTTAGACGAGATATGGAATCCAGAGTTAGACTATACACAAATAGAAAACGATAAGATATACAAGTTAAAACAACTGGCATATTCAGGTTACATGAACATAAGATCTTCAGAAGATTGGGCCGGTACATTATTAACCAGATATACAAATATAGATGGAGCTTGTTTAAACCATCTTAGAACTCCATCAAAAACTAAGTACGAGTACGTTAACAATGCGGGTTGGCACTTCACATTTATGGGAGGAGAGAAACAAGTTAAGATGAAATTAGAAGCTTACGGTCACCAAGAGTACAACAACGATTCTGTTAAGGATAGAGTCAAAGATTTACTAGCAAACGGTCAAGACGTTTTAGGCAGAACCAATTTTAAATTTTGGTTGGACGAATCTCAATTACCAAAGTATCTACTAGATAACAAACAAAAGTATAAAAAATTTTTTAGATGATAACATTCTGTATACCAAGCAAGAATAATTTACGATACTTAAAACCATGTATCAAATCTATTCAAGATAATTCTTACTATCCGAATCAAATCATTGTGTACGTAGATCAAGACACAGACGGAACTGTAGAATGGTTGAGAGAGAATGGTATTAAGTTCATTCAAAACCACGAAGAGACTCCAAAAGGAATAGGCTTCGCTTACGATAATATGTTTCAATGGGCCGATAGAGAATACGTAATAGCATTTCACGCTGATATGATTCTTGGTCCTCATGCAGACAAACACATGATGGATATTAAAACAAAGGACAACATCGTGTGCGCCACTCGTATAGAACCACCACTACATCCAGCAGGAATAGAGAAGATAGTACAGGATTTTGGTATGTGGCCAGAAGATTTGAAGATCGAAGAGTTTAATGAATTCGTTGAGGAAAACAAAAGTGATAAGATAACTAAAAGCATCTTCGCTCCATGGTTAATTAGAAAAGACCAACACTTAGGACACGATCCTATATTCTTATCTGTATTCGAAGACGCAGATCTATTTAGAAGATTCAAATTACATGGTTACGATTTGATTCAATCGTGGTCTGCAATGGTATATCACTTGACTTGTAGAGGCGGACAGTTTGCACACGTAGAAAAAATGGAAGACTTTCAAAAGAAGGACGAATCATGGCAAGTAAATAACTCCATATCAATGAACGAATATATTAGAAAATGGGGAGGGTTTTTAAAACAAACTGATACATTAGAACCTATACCGAATATCAAATACAATGTAGGATTAAAAATATTGAATTGTTTTAATGACGGTGTACTTGGAGTAGAACCATTCTTCGATCAGATACAATGCGAAGCGGATCCTACTAACTACATTAATACAAATAAAGACATTTCATCTTTCGATATAGCCACTAAGTTTGTTAGTGAGTTAACTACAGATATGATTTTAGAAGCGGACTATAAAGATATTCTTAATAATCAAGAACTTTTTAATTATATTCTGCATAACCTACCAGAATTAATCACTAACGAGGTTGAGGAACCCGGACAATACGAGTTACAAATATTCAAATTAATTGTAAGAGAGAAAAAAGAAAGTCAACCTAAATTAAAATTATGTTAACACAAGAACAAGTTACGTTAGTCGTACCATCTAGTAATAATCTAAGACACTTAAAGAATGCATATACAAGTATAAAGACTCACGCGCCTAATTGTAAAATTGTTATGTTAGACGACGGATCTACTGACGGCACGACTGAATGGTTGGCTGGAATTAGCGATGACAATATTACCGCCGTATACAGATCAGATAAAAGAGTTGGTCATACAATACTATACGATAAAGGAATCGAGTTAGCTGAAACAGAAGTGGTAGGTATCATGCACGCAGATATGATCTTAGGTCCTTATTACTTAGAGAATATGCTAAAGCACTTACAAAGAGAAACTGTAGTATGCGCGACAAGAGTAGAACCACCATTGCACCCAGCTGGAGAAGAGAAGATCATTAAAGATTTTGGTACTGACTTTGATAATTTAAAATTAGATGCATTTGAAGCATACGTTTTAGAAGCTCAACACGAGTATAAAGACTTAACAACTAACGGCATGTTTGCACCGTGGATCATATACAAAGAAGACTTCGTTGCAATGGGTGGCCACGACGCATTGTTTGCTCCATTCCCTTACGAAGATTCCGACATATTCCAAAGATGGATACTACACGGATACGAACTAATCCAGTCAAGAGATGCATTCGTATACCACTTAACTTGTAGAGGACACAGATGGACAGAAGAGATTGGTAAGGACGATGACTACTTTAAGAACGCATCAGCAAAAGCCGCAAGAAACTATCTTAGAAAATGGGGTAGTTGGATTGAGAACGACGAGTATCAGAGACCAATATTAAAACCGAGGTACGATATAGGAATAGTTGTGGAGAATTGCGATGCTAACCTACTACTCTCGTTAGAGCCCTGGTTCAATAACATATACGTAGATCAGGCTTTAATTGCTGACTATATAAAACATGAACAGCCTAAGACAGAGCTAATCCTTGAAGCTAGGGTGCGTCCAATAGAAGAGCCAAAACAGAACGATATACTTATTTACTTTGACGCAAAAGATAACGTGGATCTAAACATAGTTCCAAATATACAGGTTATCATTAGAGAATCCGTAGATGCAGTAGGTACGTACGAATACAACGGACTTAAGATCGATGTGTTACAAATGGTAGACCACACAGACAAAATGATGGGAACATTCATCAAGAACGTATTCTAAATATTTATAAGATAAAAGACGATGGCCCTTTCACAACAACCTAAATACCCTGTAACTTTGACAATAGATGGCAAAAAGATGCCATTTCAAATACAGTTCGATGTAAACGATAACACCACAAAGATGGGTATCAAGATGCAATTCATATTGAGTCAAGAGATTCAAGATCCAAGAGCAAAGCAGGAATTGGCAAATAAGATATCTGTTGCTTTACAAAAAAGAATGGGAGATGCGGGTATTACCATTGCTTACGACGATAGAAATGCATATCAAAATGTTATAGGATTCACCATACCATTGACATCGATCTCCGATATGCTAATGAAGACATTCAAAGGAGGAGAATAAAATATTAAAACTAGTTATGGGAAAAAATAGACCGCCTCGAGCCATATTTGAAAAGATCGGTACGTTGACGGCACAAGATATAGAAGCATCCAACATACTAAAAGGCCTTCTTAAGGTCGAAGTACCAAAGGCGATAGAGTACGCCATAGAAAATAAGAAGACCTTTGCTTCTATTTTTGAGATAAACGATTCTAATTCATACATAGAACTGCATAAGAACCAATGGATCTCTGCACTTGAAACATGCATATTATTTTACGTCGAGGAAGAGGATTACGAGGCGTGTAACAAAATGACAAAACTTATAGATTCAATTAAATCTAAGAAGATTAATAAAATTGTTACTCACACAGATAAAACAAATTAAGATGGCAGACAATTTTAAAGAGGTGCAAACTGCGGTGGATAACATGCTGAATGTTAAGTCTTACGTAAGAAGAAAGAAGAAGACACAATCTGATAAGAAGAAAGAGATGTTCGTACAAATGATAAACAGTTTGGACGAGATATTTGTAAGACAAGGATTGATGTACGCAGATATGGATATGGATATGTTTAAGTACGACGAGAAGTTTTTAGCAGTTATAGACGTCATGATCTATTTCCACTTTGGTGAAGCTTGTTCAGAAGTAATAGCATTCTACCTTTACGATAGACAAAATCCAGACGGAACTCTAAATCCCATATTGGACGAAAATGACACTGAAATAATATTACAAAATCCTTACGATCTTTGGAACTTATTAGTAATGATTAATCCCAAAATTCAAGATTAATGGAAGAGAATAAAGACAAACCTCAATTCATATATCAAGGTCTTCAGATCACAGAAGATCAGATATGGGAGGCAATGAAGAATACGCGTAGCAATCACGAAGCTGCGAGATGGATGAAGATCACATACGTTACTTACAAGAAATACGCAAAGAAATACATAGATAGAGATACGGGTAAAACTTTGTTTGATTTTCACATGAATCAATCTGCTAAAGGCATACCAAAGAATTTTCAAGGCAGTAACTTTAAGAAAGACTTGGAAGAGATGCTCGTAGAAAAACAAGTGGCAAATCCTCAGAGAGTGGCTAAGCTTAAAGATCTATTAATGAAAGATGGTAGATTAGGTTATTGTTGCGCTGAGTGCGGATTCAAAGAGAAACGCATATTAGACATGAAGGTACCGTTATTGATTAACTTCTCTAATGGTAACAAATCAGATTGGAGAATAGAGAATTTGAGATGGTTATGTTACAACTGTAGTTTCTTATTTGCAGTGGATCCATTCAGCGATCGCATAACAAGAAACATAGAGTCTAAGTACATACACGACGAAGAGGTATTAGAAGAGAACAATACGAAGTTCTACGATTTGGATCCATTTTATTTGGAACACTTAGAAAGAATAGGTTACGACGATAAAGGCAACCTAAACGTAGACGATATCATAGATTATAAGTAACCGTTTCCAACGCGTTATATATCAATAAAATCATAATGTGCAACTGATTGGTTTTCAGCCGGATACAACTGGTTGGTTATCAATCAGTTGCACTTTTTTGTGATATTACTCAAAAAATACATACACAACTGATTGGTTCTCTATCAAGAAGTTTCTAAAATAGTTCAATAAAACAGCTCTAGATAGCCAGAATTGTGTAAATTTACCTTATATCAAACAATAAAACTTATGCAATTACGAATCCACGTTAAAAATGCTCTTACTAAAGAGGTCGAAATCGACAGTGTTATTAATATTGAGAACGAAGATATCGAAATCATTCGTGCCAATCACAACGTATTCTACGAAGTGTATCCTGACTGTCACGTTAATTTTGAGTGGCCATCTTCGAATGTAGAATTGTTTGATACTAATTTTATTGGTGGAGTACCTCGTAATATGGAATTAGATCAAGCAAAAATAGATACAGGTGAAATGTCGTGGCAATCGTACATGAAAAAGTGGCACAACACAGACATAGAATATTCAGTAATGCCTTCATTAAACTAATTAATATGAATCAGTATATTTCAGTAGGTGAATTAATAGTAATTTTCGTAGTCTGTATTATAGGTTACGTAATGTTTAAAACAATTTTTGAAACAAATAAAAACAAATAATAAGTTATGATAAAGAAAACAAACAAATCGTTGGACGGTACTTCATTTCATGGTGCTACATTTAGTGCTACGTTAGCAGATCTACAAGTTATCTTAGGTGCGCCAAACAGTGGCGGTGACCATCACGATAAAGTACAAAACGAGTGGGAATTGGAATTAGAAGACGGTACTGTATTTAGTGTGTACGATTGGAAAGAGTATCGTCGTTATACAGATAAAGAAACAATCGAATGGCATATCGGTGGTATGAACCTAAAAGATACATTCGTAGCTCAAGATGCTTTAGTAGAAGCATTAGCTACTATGGACGCAAAGCCAAACTTGTTTCAATCAGTTAAGTCGTTTATCAATTCTAAGAACGTAGGTGACACATTCACTACTAAAGAATACCACGCAGCAATGGCCGGTATCGAACAACCAACTTGGTGGAAAAAATATAATAAGCAATTGTTTTATCGTAGCAATACATATAGATCTTACTTAAGACATTTAGGATTCGTTAAAAATCCTGAGCGCGGATTGTGGAAAGTAATATGTCACATTCCAGCATGGTTAGATAGCGGTCATGTTAACAGCGCATTAGGTTATATGTACGAAACAGAGCGTATCACGTGGACTTTCAACGTTGCTACTGGAGCAGAAACAAACACTCCTAATGCACCATATAACATTGTTTATAAACTGTATAAAGGTATGACGAGAGACGAAATTGTAACTAAGATCAAGAACTACATACTTGAATTTGGTATTGTTAAAACAGTAGAAGTACCTAAAGTAGAAGTAGATCATTTAGCCGAATACAAAATTGCTACAGCAAAGTTAGCTAAGGATTTGGCTAGTGAAATTATCGGTGATGGCAAATCTCCTAACGTATGGTTCGTTACTCAATCACCATACTACATGAAGTACAAGGATGGATACGGTGAGTCATTCTTATTAGATGGATTTGATGCATCAGACTATAGTGTAATGTTTGGTCCTTTCTTTACTTACAAAGATGCGTGTGCTCAGTACGACGAAATAGAATTAGAAGCATACGATGGAGTTGGTACAGTAACTATAGAAGATCGTAAGATAGGTGTGGTTAAAGAGAAATTCTTAGAAGAGAGAATAACCATAGACTATTCTTACAACGAAATTGACGACTCTAAATTTTATAACAATAAATAATTTAATTATGTTACACGAATACACTAAAGCTGAGTTAAACAGCATGGACACAATCGAACAAGCATGGGACGGTGATGAATTAAAGATCGAAACCGATACTCATAAAATTTGGTTAGTACTACGAGAGAATAGAGTATACAATGGCGACTATGTAGTAGAAACAAATGTTGATGGTAGATGGGAACAAGCATCATATTACTTTAATTAATAAAAATATAAACATGACTCAGTCACAATTAAATAAATTGACTTTATTAGAATTATCAAAGTTAAATAGAATGGTAGTAGATACCATTAAAGCAAAGAAGAAAACAGATTCAAAAGAGAAACGTAAAGCATTCAGTATCGGAGATAAGGTTATAGTAGAGCACAAGAAGACAAGCGGTAAAGTGTTCATCATAAAGGATATCAGATTGACTAAAGCCACCGTACACGAAGTAGATGGATTTGGTAGATACGATGTACCTTTGACAATGATAGGACCTTATTGCTATTAATAATTAAAAACATAATATATGTACATAGATAATTTAACAGGAATTGAATTCACTTTTAGAACAGACGATCAATACGAAAATGCTCGCTTCGGTGGATACATAGAGAATTATAAGATCGCTAGAGTAGAAGTAACCTACGACGATGGATCTAGAATAGATGCGCCGTATCACTCATTCGAAGAATTCCAGAAATGCGTTAAACAAATGTGGGATGCTAAGAACGTAATCAGTGTATTACCTTATCAAGCTGATCATTACTATGACATACAAGAATACGCAGAATAATTTTAAAAACAATTAATATGATAAAAGACATAGAAAAAGAAATCGAGTTAATACAAGAAAGAGAAAACACAATGGCAAATCCAGAATTCCAAGCTTGGATGAAGGAACTAAACGTATCACAATCTTTTGAAGATAAAACGGTTAAGATAAAAGCCTACGATCTACAAATGCAATATGACAACAAACGCTATTCTAAACTAAACTTTAATTTATAAGATATGAAATTAAGCAAGAACGATAAGATGTTTATTGAGTTAGTAAAAAATGATTGTAAGAAACACAAGATATCGTGTAAGCTTAAAGACGTTAACTATTTAAAGCCAATTCCGTCTATTAGGTGCACAGGATATTTCGATGACGATAGCAGAACATTGCAAGTGGCGATGAAGCAGAAAGATTCGTTTGAAATATTGGTACACGAATACAGCCACCTCACTCAATGGATAGACAAAGTACCAGTATATGTAAAAGCAAATAAGTATCTATTATTGGTGGATGCATGGATAACAGGATCGGATCTTCCATCTCGCATAATTGAATCAGCAATTCAAGGAGTTGTAGAATTAGAATTAGATAACGAGAAAAGATCTGCTAAGTTGATTGAGAAATATAACTTAAGCATTGACAAAGAAAATTATATCAAAAAGGCGAATGCTTATTTATACTTTCATCATTGGATGAGGAAAACAAGAAGATGGTCGAGTTCTGATAATCCACCATATAGGAACAAAAATATTATCGCAGCGATGCCTAGTAATTTTAGAGGCAAGTACGATAAGTTACCGAAGAGATTTGAAAAACTATTTGAACAAGAAAACATATAAGATATGAAGATAACATTAGAAAAAGGACAGCGGTTATTTTTTACGAGTGACACGCATTATAATCACGCTAATATATGTTCAGCTACCACTAAGTGGACTGATCCTACTACAATAAGGGAGTTCAAGAGTTTAGAAAGAATGAACGCTACTTTAGTAGATAATATAAACGAAGTGGTTAAGCAAGACGACATACTAATTCACTTAGGAGATTGGTCTTTCGGTGGATTCGATAGCATCAAGGAATTTAGAGATAGAATTGTGTGCAAGACTATTCATTTGATATTAGGCAATCACGATGACCACATTCAAAAGAATAAAGAGGATATACAATCTTTATTTAGTTCTGTACACGACTACTTGTACCTTCACGTAAAGTATAATGTTGGTACTCCATTAATGGGCGATCAGTTGTTTATGTGCATGCACTATCCTATTGCTAGTTGGAATAACATGGCCAGAGGAGCGATCCATTTACACGGTCACGTCCATTTCCCTACAAATCAACGCATAGGACCTGGTAAAATGATGGACGTGGGAGTGGATGGTAACAATTTATATCCAATAGACATGTCAGAAGTATTAAGCTTAATGAATAAGCAACCAATCAAATCGTTATTCAAATTTGACCATCACGAAAAAATCGAAAATTATTCAAAATAAAAAATATGAAAACAACATTATGGATTGCAGAAGTAAAATGGAAAGACGGTAAACTGGAGTTCTTCGGACCATTTACTGAATATGATACAGGAATTAAAGTGTGGAGTGCAAATTTCTCATTTGAACATTCTGGTAAATTTGAGTGGATAGACTATCATACATTAAACCAAAATATATAGACTATGAGTGGAGTATTAACATTATTAAGAGGATTACCAGGCTCAGGTAAGAGTACGTTCGCCAATTTTATATGGAACGACTATGCGATATGCGAAGCTGATAAGTTCTTCTACGACAAAGAAGGTAATTACAACTTCGATGCCAGTAAATTAAGACAAGCACACGAGTGGTGCAGACAAGAAGTAGAGACGAGAATGGTAGAGAATTCAATTACTCCTCAATACTACCCTGAAATTGTAGTATCGAATACATTTACACAAGAATGGGAGATGGAGCCATACTTTAAATTAGCAGAGCAATATGGATATAGAGTGTTCACTATTATCATAGAGAATAGACATGATGGTAAGAACGTACACGGAGTACCTGATGAGAAGTTAGAACAAATGAGAAACAGATTTCAAATAAAATTATAATGAAATACAATTTAGACATATTAAATAACTATATAGAACGAGGATATGTGGTAAAACAGGATCACCCTACTTTACCGTTATCTATCTACAACTACTCGCGTACATGTCAATACGAAGGGAGATGGGACGATATTACTTTGAACATGAGAGGTACAATATTGGACAACGAAGGTAACGTAATAGCCAAATCATTTCCTAAGTTCTTCAATATGGAGGAAATGAAAGAGATACCTAACGAAGAGTTTCAAGTATACGAGAAGATGGACGGATCTTTAGGTATTGTGTTCTACTACAATGGAGAATGGCACTTAGCGTCTAAAGGATCTTTTGTTTCTGATCAGGCAATAAAGGGTAGAGAGATGCTAAGCAAATACAAGGTAGAACTATTATCTCCAGGTTATACATACCTATTCGAGATAATATACCCAGAAAATAGGATTGTGTGTAACTACGGAAGTTTAGAAAAATTAGTATTGCTTGCTTGTATTGATTGTTCACCAGATGGTATAGAAGCAAGCGTACAAGTTCCTTACTATAAAGACAACTTCGATGTAGTATATCAATATGATGGTATAAAAGATTATAAGCAACTTAAGTCCATGATTAAAAACAATCAAGAAGGATTCGTTGTAAGATTTAACGATGGAACCAGGATGAAGATCAAAGGAGAGGAGTACGTGAGACTACATAGAATATTGACTGGACTTTCTAACGTAGATATATGGGAGATATTAAAGAACGGAGAGGACATAGAGAAATACCTAGAAAAAGTGCCTGACGAATTTGATAAATGGGTCAGAAATTGGGTTATGAACTTAAGCTACGCTAAATTTTCAGTAAGAGAATATTGCGGCAAGGCACATGATTATTTCAGATATGGTAAGTATGGTGATGTGGACCCCGAACCTACTAAAAAGGACTTTGCTCTACACTTGGAATCGTGTAAAATACACCCGCCTTACAAGTCAATATTATTTGCAATGTGGGACGGAAGAGAATACAATCACATGATATGGAAGATAATCAAACCTAAGTATCAGAAACCAGTATGGCAAGACGATGAAATGCATAAACTAAAACAAAGAAGACCAGAATTATTTAACATTAAAAAAAATTAATATGAAAGCTGTATTAGAATTTAATTTAGAAGACGCATTTGATGAAGCATCACATATGCGCTGCGTAAAAGCAAAAGACATGGCTCTCGCCTTATGGGATATAGATCAACTTCTAAGAGCTAAAACCAAATACGCACCAGATACCGTAAGCGAAGATATCGTCGACGCCTTAGAAGAGATTAGAGACGAACTGATAGAAATTATGAGTAACTATAATATAGATTTAGACGAACTGTTAAAATAAAGACTATGAAAATACAATACACAATACAAGAGATTAAACCAAAGGTGTTTGCAGTTGTGGTACCAGATAGATATCATAGAGCAATGTTGTTCATGAGAGTACAAGAGTTCTATGAGTCTCCTAATCCTAAATTCAGAGGCAAGTCTTTTGGAATATGGGACTACGTAGAATGGTATAGCAGAAATAACGGAGACAGATTTAATTACGCATCAGATTGGGTAGGCTTTAACTTCCCTTTAGAAGTAGCCTTAAACTGTTATGATACTTTGGATGACGCGTACACTCCTTACGATGAGATCATGTATGGGATTATATGGAATATATATGAAATGAATAAAGATTCTGGTAAAGCTTATATTATTGGCGTAGCAGATTTGACGTCTAGCACATTTCAACATGAACTGTGTCATGCGTATTACCATATCAATAAGAAGTATAAGAAAGAGGTGGATGCCATCACTAAAGATATAGATCCTAAAATATATAAGAGAATGTGTAAGAACTTAGAAGATATGGGCTATACTAAAAAGGTATTCAATGACGAGATTCAGGCCTACACATGTATCGATTCAGATTACTTTGAATTCAATTTCAAGATATCGGAAACTAAATTAGAAAAACTATCAAATAAGTATAAAGTCGTATATGAAAAATATATCAACCAAAAATAAAGATAAAGAGAAAGAGAGACTTAAGAAGTACAAAGAGGTACAAAAGCAAGTCATAGCCAATTTAACAAAGACAGAAAGAAAAGCATTAGGATTATGAGAAAGGAAAGGAACTACGTAACTAGAGCCACCGCACAGAAGATACTGGATTGGTGCTACTTCACATACGGCAGATCAAAAATAAATGGACCGTATCCAGCTCTTGAGTTCAGAAAGCCTGACTATTATACAGGAGACGACTACGGCTATTACGATGAAGTGGATCAGACCATATTTGTAAACAAAGAAATTCACCACACAGTAGAAGAGCTTGTTAAGACAATTATTCATGAGTATTGGCACTACGTTAGTCACTCTATGCACGAGTATCAGATATTGGCCAAGTGGTTGACTTCTGACAAGAACCCAATGGAGAAGGACGCAATAAGGATAGAGAGAAGAGACTATAAAAAATGTCTTAGGTTTCTTAAAAAAGAATACAACATTGGTTAACCTTAAATATTTATGTTCAGGATATGCTAATTTACGATCAACTAGATAGAATAGCGGAAGAGGCACAGATTCCCACCGAACTACACGAATATCTCCACATAAACAGTAGAGAGGTTTGGGTAGACACAATGGTTTTGTTAATAGAGAGCGGACAGATCAAACCGGTACCGAAGATGATCAAGGTTTTAGCTGAGAATTGGGAAGATTTATTGTGTAGGAAGTATTCAAATTTAAACTAAGATAATGACGATTTTACAGGCAACGGTTGATAGTTCTAGTGTAGGTTCTGCCTTCATGCAATACGGTATACTAGGGGTGTTGGCATTCTTATTAGGCTATTTTGCATGGCAACAGTACCTAAGACTAGTAGAAAAGAACGAAGCACTTGAGGAGAAGGTAGATAAACTGCAAGACCAAATGATGAAGATACTAGTAGAAGAAAGAGATCGACTAGATACCTTGATAAGAGAGAACACAGCAGCACTACAAGAACTTCAGAAGACTATATATAAGTACATGGTTAAAAACAGAGAGTAATGGAAACTAAAAGATCGACGCTAACGAAAATGGGAGATAAATTAATCAAAGCATTTGAATTGGCCGAATCTTTTAAGAACAGACAGAAGAACAAGGACCTATCTTACGACCAAAAGTTATTGTTATTGAAAGAAGCCCTATCTACAGAATACAAACAATGTATCGAAGGTTCTAGAATATCAGGTTTATTTGCGGCTAAGAGACAAGTGGTAGAGAAGCACATACAATTTGTAAAGACTGTACAAAACAAAAAGGTTTTAATTGAAAGTGAAAAACAAATTATAGACACACTCATCTCAAAATACACATAAACTCCATCTAAAGGTTATGAAACAATTGTTTACGAAAAAGTTTGGTAAGAAGATCGCTATCAAACCATGCAGCTCAGATCAAATCGGTTGCGACTATCACTTAGATCTATTCGGTGCATCATGTCCATCGTGCCCATATCAGCCATCTAATAAGACCAAATTCTTTACTTTCGGAGCTCCCAAGTCTGCCCCATTGGTCCAAAAACAAAAAGCTTAGTATATTATAGTCATTTGGTACCAAGCGTGCCCAAAGAGCCCAAAATAGGCCATTTTATGCGTATTGGAAACCAATCAGTTGCGCATGTTAAAAAAGAATATACATAACGTGTTGGTTCTCTATGAAGAACTTTTAAGATACTTGATAAATAATTTTTTTGTTTCGATAGATAGCAGTACTTTTACCTTGTTGATGCCACTTAGAGCATCATATATAAAAAAATATTAATATAAAATAAAAGTTATGAACACACTACAAACTACGTTGACCGCGTTACAGTCACAATTGGAATCTCAAAAAGAAGCATCTAAGTATTACTACGACAATGTTTTTAGTAAAGAAGTTGCTACATTAGAAGTAAGTATCTCAGAGTGGTTCGCTAAATTTACAGGCGAAACATACACAGTCAAACTTCAAAGTGGTGGAGAAACATTACAAATCTTTTCATCTGAAGAAGACGTAAAAGATATGTGGAATCACAATGCAATTACTGTATATCACTACGCTAGATACGGTGAAGAAGCTAAAGCAAAATTAAGTTTCTATTCTAAAGAGGTAGAGTACGACGATACTAAAACTATTGCGTACTTAAAAACTTTAGGTATGGTTGCAGTTTTATTGAATCAAATTAATTCTATGATGCCTGTATGGAAAGCAGAGTATCAACAGTACGCACAAAAACGTTACGCTACATTCGAGCAACCAATATCTCACACTGAATTTGCTATACGTAAGACAGAGGCTCAGATATTAGAAGAAGGTTTAGCTTCTTACAAGCAAGCTGGATTCACGCATACTATATCTTCTCGTACAGAGTGCGAAAGACACTACAATATTGATTATGATCAACAAGGCGCTTATACATTAGAAGTAAAACCTAATCAGTATTTTGATCTACAAACAGGTAGAGGTCGATACGATAATGTAAGAGTGTATGCATTCGAAGTTGTAGGTCACGTTAAAAACGGTAAAGTCGAGATGAACATAAAGACTACTGCGGTAGAAGACGGATCATTCAGTCCTATAGTTGTTACTAAAGCAAGATTCGACGACTTCATTGCGACCGTATACAATTGGGAGAACTTTGATAGACCTAAATACAATGCCAAGCAAACTGAAAGGTATCTTGATCACATGAGTAAATTTACTACTGTAGTAGAAGTAGCCTAATTAAATTATAAATAAATAAGTTATGACTAAAAAAGAAAAAAAATTATTAGATGATAAATTGAAAGCTTTCTTAAAAAGATTAGAGAAGCCAGAAATTATCGCAGTATTTAAAAGATTAAAAGATAGATAAATAAAAGTTATGAGTAAAAAATTATATGCAGTTATCCTCACGACAGAGGACTATATAAATACGGTGATATTTGACAACGAAAAAGAAGCTGTAGACAGTTTCGATTGTATCGACTACAATGTTGTTGACGATTACGATAATACATTTGCAGTAGTAGCAAAGCTCGATGGATTAGGTAAGGAATTTGGTTTCGGAGCAAGAGGCGACTTTCATGGCGGAAATATTATTAAACAAAAATAAAAGTTAATGGACTATAAAGCACACGTCTTTCAAAGTTTAGGCAATGGTAAGTTGCATCCTTCTAGAACTCAGTGCGGTAGGCATATACAAAGGAATAGTCGAGGCACATTTGTCACAAAGACTACATACTTTGTTGAACTACACAAAGAAGATCCAAAAAATGTGTGCGAAAAATGTTTAGAATGGTTGTTAAATAAAAATAAAATAAAATAAAAGTTATGGGATTAGACATGTATTTACAGAAAAAAACATTCTTACAGACAGGAGAATGGGTACGCGAAGACAAGAGATGCGAAGTAACAGTTACCGAAGGTGGTAAGCCGCATCCGTTCATCAATCCAAAAAAGATTGAATACATCGTAGAAGAAGTCGGATATTGGCGCAAAGCAAATCAGATCCATCAGTGGTTCGTAGAGAATGTGCAGAAGGGAAAAGACAATTGCGCAGAGTACAGAGTAGACTACGAACAATTGCGAGATCTGTTGAATGCTTGCGAAGACGTATTAGACGATCATAGTAAAGCAGAGCAGTTGTTACCAAGAAGCTCAGGCTTTTTCTTTGGAAGTACAGACTACGACGACTACTACTTCGAGCAAGTACAGAACACGTACGATATCTTAATGAGTATTGTGTCAGCAGGAGATGCAGACACAGCAGAGTACACATATCAATCAAGTTGGTAACATATAAAACAATAAACAAATGAAAACATTCAGCGATTTAGAATTCAAAACCCATCCTATGGGATCAGGTATTATTAGTCGTATCAAATTCGATAACGGATACGGTGCGTCAGTAGTTAAAGGACCTCACACTTACGGTGGAGACAAAGGTCTATACGAGTTAGCGGTCACAGACAGCAATGACGATCTAACTTACACCACACCAGTAACTAATGACGTAGAAGGTTATCTAACAGAAGAAGACGTAACAAAATTATTAGAACAAATCCAAAATTTATAATCTATGTTTGAAGAAATTGAAATTGGCGACATTTACAACGAGAACGAAGACGAACTAATAGAGACTATCGAAGAACTCGAGAAGGAAGTTAAGTTCTACCTCGCTCAAGGAAACAAGACAGCGGCTAAGTTGATTCAGCAGCAAATTAAGGACATTAAAAAAGTACACTTCTAATATGAGTAAAAAGTATTGTAAAGTATGTAGCGTAGAGATCCACCCAAAAAGGGTGGCTCTTGGTTACTCTACCACTTGTGTTAACCACAGCACAGCAGAGAGATTCACAGGACACCTCGTTGTAGACGGTAAGACAGATTATTCAATACAGATAATCAAAGACCCTGAGGTAGGCAGAAAGCTCAAACAATTGGCTCAGGCTTCAATAGGCTAATATTTATTAACACAAACAAGAAACATGAGCTACGTAAACCCACAAGACTATTCAAAACAAATAGCAAGCCTATTATCAGAAGGCTTAGACACAGTAACTGGAATGGTTACAGAACCTACGATTGTTACCGTTAAAGAAGCAATTAAGAACCTTACCACAGACGATAGAGAGCAGTTAGAACAATATGCTGCGTCTTTAAAGGAGATCAAAATGGAAATGGATAAGTTGATTGCTAAGGGTAAAAAAGGAAAAGCGGTAGCCGAGACTGGCGGAGACATGATGAATTTGACGATGCCAACAACAGAGGAATAATACAAACAAAAAACAGTTATGCAAAATTTAGTTTTCGGTATCCTATACGGATTAGTAGCGCAGATCGTTGCGTTCTTGCAATTGCAAGGCGGAATAAAATGGGAATGGTACCCAAAATATCAATTTTTACTTTACGCTTTATCACTACCTCTAACGTGGATGTACCTAAAGTCCGTTAGATACTTCATAGCTGCTTTCGAAGGCGAAATATGGCCGAGCAGATTGATAGGCTTTTCTATTGGCATAATTGTGTTTACTTTAATGAGTCACTACATTTTTAAAGAGCCACTATCATTTAAAACTATCGTGTGCTTGCTACTCGGTTTTTCTATCGTAGCAATTCAGGTACTTTGGAGATAGATTTTATCAGCATTATTAATTAGATTAAATTTAGGTTATGAAAACGATTATCATAGGAGATGTCCATGGTAGAGATCAATGGAAACAAATAGTAGCACAAGAGAAGGATGCGGATACAGTCATATTCTTAGGCGACTACTTCGATTCGTTTGATATTTCTGCTGTAGAACAGATGCATAACTTTAAGGAGATCGTAGAGTTCAAAGAGACCTCATTCACCAACGCAGGTACTGAAGATCAACACAAGACTAGAGTTATCATGTTAATAGGTAACCACGATTATCATTATTTTCCAGAGATAAACGAGAGTTCCACTTCAGGTTACCAAACAAGAATGGCTATGGTGATTAAACAATTGATAGGAGAGAACAGACAACACTTAGAAGTTGCGCATAGAATGGACGAGTTCGTATTCAGCCACGCAGGAATCAGTAGCGAATGGTTAGACGATTTCATTCCTAGTTGGAAGCTTGATACAATGGTAGATCAAATCAACGAGACATTTAAGTATACACCAGCAAACCTATGTTACAGATCTTATAAGATAACAGATATAGAGAATGGAACGGTAATAGGATCAGGCGGATATGGTAACGAGACATATCAAGGACCGATGTGGATAAGACCTAAAGCTTTGATGTCTGCTAATAAGGATACACTACGTAAGAAGATTATTCAAGTGGTTGGTCACACATATCAGAACGAGATAGACAAACAAGGTAAGGCAACAGGTGGTAGATACTACTTCGTTGACGTACAAGAGACAAGTCAAGAGTACATGATTATTACAGACGGACAAATATCATTTAATAAAATAAAAAAATAAAAGTTATGCCAAGCATTTTAGTACAAATAGACACTGAGGTTGACGTTGAAGTAGAAGTCAACGAATTTTTAGACGATTGTAACACTTCAGAAATTGATGAAGTCGTAGATTGGTTAAAAGAGAACGGACACATAAAAGATACACACATAAATAGACAAGTATGTGCTACTGAATTAGAATTTATAGAAGCATTTGAATTAGAATTTATAGAAGCATTAGATAAGTTATATACAAAATGGAATGCTCTATCTAAAGAAGAAGAGTCATTTATAGTAAACTTAGCCAAAAGGTTTTAATTTATGGCAGCTGTAATAGACATAGTAGATCAAATAGAAAATATGTTTTCTAAAGAACCAGATAAAAGAAAGAAGACAGAGCACAAAGAGTGGAAGGATGCCATAAACAAATTAATACAAGATTGTAATAGATTGAGTAAATTCAAAATGTATTTCATCATCAAATAAAACATGGACAACATGAAGTGTTTAAAAAACAAAAAGACGGGTAACATTATTAGAGTATCCGATGTACAAGCTTATCAAATGGCAGGAAGTCAGTGGTCTTACGCTCCTAAATCTGAGTGGAAGAATCAGACTAACCCTAAAAAAGTAGAAGATGAAAAGAAAGATTAAAGCAATTTGGCATGAAATCATCGAGAGATGGTTCTTGTTCACGTTCTTTGCAGAAAGAATGGAAAGAGAGAGACTACAAATAATAGCGGAACTGATTAAAAAGAAGGATACCTTGTGGAAGAATATTCCTCCAGGAAATCCAAGAACTATCAAAGAAATTCTTGCATATAAAGAACCCAAAAAGAAGAGTATAGACGAATTGGTAAAAGAATACGAAAAACAAAGTCCTATAATTTACGATGCATTGTACTCAGCATTAAAAAACATTCAACAAAAAGAAAATGGCAACAGCAAAAAAGAGGAAGACACCGCAATCGAAAAAGAGGTTAAGTAAATTAGAGGTTATTAAACCCATACCAGAACCTAGATGGAGACCCATAGATTTCCAAAAGGTAAAAACAATAAACGATGTAAAGACTATATTAGAACACATGTCGTTGGGTTGTTGGGATAATGCACCAGCTTACGAGTTATTGGCGAAATACCTTAAAGACGATGAATAAAGAAGAAGCTGAGTTTATAAACAAACTATGCGAGAGTAGTTCTATAACGTGGATAAAATTACACGTAGAATATCAGAAGAAATTTGTAGATCCTTCCATGTGGTATCAATCTCCTTCAGGCTACCAAAAAGATATGCCATTACCACACGGAAACCAAGTAGAAGGTAGTGAATTATGTAAAGAGGCGCAAAAGATAATAAACAAAATATAGAAGTTATGATGTATATTGCAATAGGATTGATTGGTACAGGACTTTGGATTGCCTACGAGATTTATACGGCTCCTTGGTACGATGAAGACACCAACACATTCTACAAAAAAAGAAAAAAATAAAAGCTATGAATTTAGGCTACGCGTGCATTAATATGACTATGCAGAAACAGGTTAGCACGAATAGAACAATGATGAAACGTACATTCGAAGCCAAAGGAATGGACTACGTTTCAGATTTGGCGCTCCTAAATTCTAGAGATATCATTAAGATACTTGAATGGAACAGACAGCATGGAATAAAGCTATTTAGATTATCTTCTAGCATAATTCCATGGGGAAACAACATAGACATAACCGAACTAAAGGACTACAAAGAGATCAAGTCTGAATTAAAAAAGGCTGGAGACTTTGCTAAATTTTGGGATATGAGAATCACTTGTCATCCCGGTCCATTCGTAGTGCTTACTTCACCAAAGGACAATGTGGTTGACAATGCCATATCGGATTTAGAAATGCACGGCAAACTATTCGATATGATGGGGCTTTCTAAAACTCCATACAACAAGATCAATATACACTGTAACGGTGTGTACGGAGACAAGACAACCGCTATGGATAGATTCTGCGAAAACTTTAACAGACTATCCGATTCTGTACGTAGTAGATTAACAGTAGAGAACGACGACAAAGCGTCTATGTATTCAGTTAAAGATCTAATGTACATACATAACAAAATAGGAATTCCGATTGTATTCGACTACCACCACCACCAATTTTGTACTGGAGATATGACTGAACAAGAAGCCTTACAGTTGGCATCAACAACTTGGCCAAAAGACATAAAACCAATTGTGCACTACTCAGAATCAAAAGCATTACATGAAAACAATACTAAAGAAAAACCGCAAGCTCACTCGCTGTATATTAATGCCATCCCCAATACGTACGAGTTGGATGTGGACATTATGGTTGAAGCAAAAGCAAAAGAGCTAGCAATACTACCTTTTTTAAAATATGATCCAATCGTATAATCTTGGCATATTTATCTTAGATGGCAGACAAAAGCATAAACATTACTAGACAACAACAGCAGAAATTTAGGAATGCAGTTGCAGATTATCATTGGAAAAGCGGTAATAACGTACAATTCATAGAGATTGGCGTCAATATTGAATTAGTGCCATCTAGTTCTCCTACGCCTTCGGTGACGCCATCGTTTACTATGACTCCAACGGTCACTCAAACGCCTTCTACTACAATTAGCATAACACCTACTCGTACTCCTAGTAATACCATTACTCCTACGGTTACCATGACTCCAACGTCTACAGCTACACCAAGTAATACTATAACTCCTTCTAATACCGCTACACCAAGTCTAACTCAAACGCCTAGTAACACACCAAGTATTACAGCAACTCCTAGCATTACGAGTACTCCTTCTAATACAGCGAGTCCTAGTTATACGCCTAGTCAAACGCAAACACCATCTAATACAGTAACGCCTAGTTATACACCTAGCAATACTACAACTCCAACTGTTACTCAAACTCCTAGTAATAGTATGACTCCAAGTGTTACACCCACTGCAACACCATCTCCAACTCCTAGCATAACTCCTTCTTCTAGTGGATCTGGTGGAATTGTAACTTCAGGACTGGTATTCAACCTAGCATCAGCATCAACTTCAGGAACAACATGGACTGATGCAACTGGTAATGGATACAACGCAACGTTGAATGGAGCTTCTTCTTATACATCTTCATTCTCAGGCGGTATACAATTAGCAAACGCCAATAATTACTCAGAAGAAACTGGATATATTAGTGTGCCTTATAATATTACTAGTAGTGCAGTAACAGTAGAAATGGTTGCTTCGTTCAATCCTACTGATTATTGGGGAGCAATATGGGGTAATGAAGTTTACGAC